GCACCCTCAGAGACGGTGTTCCCCTCGACCAACTGTTCCACCACAAAATCGGCGAACGAGACCGGCGTTGTCGCCGTCGCGGTCGCGAGTGCGCGGAGGTCGAAGTTGGCCGAACGTCGCTCGCCCGTGAGGACGGCGCGAAGAAGGTCCGCATCGTTGTCGATCGTCTTCCCGGTGGCGACTTCAACAGTCTCGGCCAGGGCGGCGATCTTCACGGCGCGATCCTCGGACTTCTGGATGTCCTCGATCTTGGCCATCTTTGCATTCATCGACTCGTTGAGGCGGGAATACTGTCCCTCCTCTTCGGCCGAAAGGTCGCGCTTCTCACCCGCGGCGCGCTCGACGAGAGCCTTGGCGGCCTCGAAGTCTACGCGATACGCGGTGTGGAGCGTGTTGAGTAGAGCCTTGCTCATCATCAAACTCCTTGCCCATAGTGGGCGACTATTATCCCGCCGGTGGTGCGCTCCCGCGAAGTCCGCGCGCGCCCTTGCGTTCTGGGACGGCTATCGTACCTCGCGACGAGCGAGTTCGATTTGTCGTTCACGGATTGCACGTGGTACGGCGTGCGGAATCTCGATCTCAATCGTGATGGAATCGTTGTGGTACGGGGCTTCGGACGGGACGACCTCTTCCATCGGAGCCTCTTCTGGCGGTAGTTCATCCATTGGCGCGTCTTCAACGGCGGCTTCGGCGATGACGGCATCGGCGGCCGCAACCACAAGGGCGATCTCATCGGATGACGCGTCGCCCGCTTTCACGGCGGCGACAGCGGCGGACAGGGTATCAATCACAATGCCCGCGTCTTCGGCGAGCGACTTCTTCTCGACTGGTTCATCGATCACCGGAACCTCCTTGGTGGGTTCGTCTTTCTTTGGTTCCACCGGCGCGTCGCCTGGGAACTTGGTTGGGACACCTTCCACATCGCGCGACGATGCGGCGATTGCGGACGCGAGGATGGCGGCGTGATCCTGGGTGGCTTCACCCGCTAGGAGCGCGGCCACCGCGTCGCGTAGTTTGTCCGTGTCGACTCCCGCTTTCGCGGCCAATCCGCGAACGGAGACGAGGGAGACCGTGCCGGGATAATACGGCGCGAGTCCCGTGAGAGCGGAGACCTCGACGAGTTTCACGTCGCGAAGTTCCCGGACCCCGTCTTGGTTCACTTTATTCGCGGCGGTATTCCAGAAGCCGAACGACATCCCCAGACTGTTCCCCATCGACTTCACGATCGCCGCGAGATCGCGGTGGAACGAGATCTCTGGGTTGAGTTTGATCTTGGCCAGAAGCCCGCGCGCATCGGCGCGGAGCGACAGCGTTCCCGACTTGGTGGTTCCGAGTAGGAGTTTTGGATCGTGATCCTGGTAGGCGCGAACGTCCCATTCCCCGCGATCAACGGCGGACAGCGAACGATTGAACGCGGTGGACTTCACGATCTCCGGGACGGTTCCATCGGCGGACGGCGAATCCCAGAGCGCGGCGTAGCCTTCGAACTCCATCCCAGTTGCATCAACGGCGCGAAGTTCAACCTTCGCGGTTCGGAACTCAATCCCCATGTTGTCCTCTACGCTACGGGCCGAACTTGCATCGTCGGCCTCGTTGATGATACCCGTCGCCCACGTCCGACCCGCATCCCCACCCCATAGTCCCCACGCGACGCGACCGGCGGACGGGAAGCCGTCTTCTCCACGGTTGAATCCTTCGGCTTGCTTGTCGATCTCATGGCGTGCAAAGAATGACGACATCCGGCGAACGGTGTCGATTGGGAGGTTCTTCCCCGCGGCGATGTCGCGGGCGCGCGCAACCCCAACCAGAGTACCTCCACGGTTGAACTCGCGCCGCCATTCCAACGCCTGTTCCGCCTCGGAGACCATCGCCTGGGTTGGGGCGTAGCCGTTGGGATCGATGGCCACTAGATGTTCGCCTGGTAATCGTAGACTTCCAACACCGCGTTCGCGCCTCCGGCGATGGCGTATAAGACATCCCCATCCGTGATCTTGACGGTGATGGCCATTGTGTTTTTTGGAAGGTTGAACCCGTCCACGGTATTCACCGCGGTTCCGCCGATGTAGATCTCGGTGTTGGAGTTATTGAACAACGTCATCTCGTGAACGATGTCGGGGAGTGCGGTTCCGATTGCGACCGGTGTGGCCGTTCCGACAGCGTAGTGGCGCGTCCCGAATCGTGGCACTTATAGCCTCGCGATGCGCTTGGCTTCGGCGGGATCCATCCCCGCCCCGATGAGAAGCGCGTAGATGTCGGCTTTCTGGCGCGCACCGGCGAGCGTCGCATCCGCCTGGTTGAGCGGTTGTCGATAGGCGGACGCGGATGGATCGTCGATCGGGGATAGATCCTCGATCTTGCGGATGTCGGAGATGCTCTCCCAACCTTCTTGAACGGCGATGCGGTGAGCCTCGTAGCGGTCGCGTAGGTTCCCGCGGAGTAGTGCATCCATCGACAATCGAACGAACGCGTCTGGGAGCGGGATGAGCGTGGATAGGGCGCGTTCGATCTTTTCGGCCAACGGTCGGAGCGTGTACGAGATGAACGCGGCGTTGAGTTCGGACACGGACGAGAACGACATCGAGCCGGGTGTCGTCATTGCCAACAGCGCGGGCGGGACGCGGAAGATACGAGCGATCTCGGCCACGCCAAACTCGCGGGACGATAGGAGTTGGGCATCCTCTGGCCGGAACGACAACGCCTTCCAGGACGCGCCACCGCTCAACACCCCGACGGAATACGAGTTGGAACCCGTGTGGGCGCGCGCCCACCCTTCCTTCAAGTTGCGGATTTGTTCGGCCGTGAGCGGTTCGGTTGTCTCGATCACGCCCGCCGGTGTGGATGCGGAGGAGAAGAAGTTGGATGCGGATTCCTCCAACGTGATTCCCAGGCCGATAGTGCGGCGGAGTGCCTCGATTGGATTGATGCCGCGATCCTGTCCTGGGAATCGGATCAACGGGATGTGGAGGATCGTGTCCGTTCCGAACGACACGCCGTTCACGTTTTCACCGTTGCGGACAACGTATCGAACTTCTGCACCGGTGCGGACGATCTCCACGCTCTGGGGATTTAGGACTCGAACTTCAAGCGGTTCCAACGTCTGGGGATCTTTTGGGGCGTACACGAAGGCGTTCCCGTTCATGTAAAGGCTTACGACAATCTCCGAAAGCACGGACTGGACCCCGATCGCCGGTTCCGATGCAAGCGGCGTGAGCAACCACGCGGGCTTCGATCCACCTGGGCGATACGGGCGGCGTTGGCCGTTGTCCCGAACGTAGGAGTCGATCGGCATTGTCGAGATGAGATCGGACAGAAGCGTGATGCAAGACCAGGCCGAAGCCAATCCGATCGTGGACTTTTCATCAACGCGGGTCGCGCCGAAGATTGGCGCGCGGTCGAATGCCTGGGGTAGTAGGCCAAGCCCGTTGAGCGTTCGGGATTCGTTCCCAGTTCCCAGGACGCGGCGTAGGATGCTCACTTGGTGTCCTTTCGCGTGTAGCCGATTGCGATCAACACGATCCCGGCGAGTCCAACGATCAACGCGGGATGGACGAGATACGCCGCGAATACTAGCATCGTGAACCCAGCGATCTCCAACACGTTCGACATCATAAGGCGATGAACTCCACACTCCGGGCGGGCTTGTCCGCCTCGCCCGCATAGTAGCGCGCCCGATCAAAAGCCATCACCATCGCAACCGCGAGGTCGATCTTGCGAGGACTCCCGCGGTGCTCTTTGACGATGCGTGGCCCGAACCGGTCGATCTTCACGGCGGAGTTTGTGAGGTGGCGGGTAAGCGCGGCGGATAGGTGCGGGATGCCGCCCCAATGGATTTGATCCTGGGACACGGCTTCGGCCACCTTCTGGCACGCGCTCACCATGCGGACGGGTGATTGGGCGTAGTTCACCACCCGACCGGCGAACGGGCCTTCGCGGTCCAACGCTTCCAACGAACGGGACCATCGGAACGGGTCCGCCGATAGTTCAAGCACGTTCAACCCACGGACTTCTACCAGATCGCGGAGATCCTGTTCTACTTGGCCGATGTCGACTTGCCAATGGGGATCATCCAATGGGCGTTCATACAGGAGCAACGGCTCGACGAACCCGTCCAACGTACACGCCACGGCCGCGCTCGC